ATTAAGCATGATCTCGCTCTGGGCTTCATTGTTGAATCCCATGGGGCTGATCCCATTGCTGAAATGGAGGCGATAAGACTAAGAGATGCTTGGATACAACACCCTGACCATACTATCACAAAGGCACTCGTTGCAGAGCGAGCTATATTCTTTGTTCTATTACCTATGTTTCGCTTTCTTGGTGACGCTGCTCTTAGAACAGTATCAGCTGATATTTCCAGAGATGAACAAATACACGTGGCGACAAATAGTCTCGTATGTCGTGAGCTGGGTCTTGTTCCTAGCAATTCTTTGGATAAGCTTCGGAAGGCAACTATATCTTGGGTACTACAACCCCTAAAAACTTCACCGGACAAACACTTAGACAAATCATTCTGGCTAGATGCGAGCGACCGGTTGATGTATGAAGGCAAAGCTCCACAGTTTGCCGACACAAAAGCAGCTCGCATGCCAGCGTTCTTTGAACATGCAAACACAAACCTCCCTCAATACGCTTAGTTTCCATTCAGAGAAACTAGAGAAACTTGTAGAGGATTTGGAATCCAAGTTCGCTTGGTATCCTGTCCACCCCAAGGAGGATATAGCCTCCATCATGTATCGCTCCGGACAATGGGAAGTGGTACAATATATAAAATCTATTTTAAACGAATAATATGTGTGTATTTAGATCACGACCACCAACCCCTATTGTGTCTCAGCAAGCTGCACCTATTCAGCCTAGAAACCCTGACCTAGTAACAGCTTCCAGACTACCTAGTAAAAAAGAATTATTAGACCCAGATGACACAGCAGGCGTTGAGTATGGAACATCCGCAAAAAAGGATGACACACGTGGAGCGGCTAAGAGAACAGGTACAGACGCTCTTAAAATTAATATCAACACCGGAGGAGATGCCGGAGGTGGTACAGGAGGACTAAATGTATAAGGCTAAGGCTAGATACTCTCAACTCATGTCAGGTAGAACTCAGTTTCTGGATATGGCTGTAGAGTGTTCTGAACTTACCTTACCTTATCTAGTCACTCAAGACGACAACTACAAAGGCAAAAGAACTCTACTTCAACCCTACCAGTCAGTAGGAGCAAAGGCAGTGGTAACGCTTGCAGCAAAACTTATGCTAGCAATACTACCACCACAGACAGCCTTCTTCAAACTACAGGTAAGGGATGATAAGCTAGGCCAGACGTTAGATCCTATGATGCGTAGTGAATTAGACTTATCTTTCTCTAAGATTGAGAGATTGATTATGGACTACATTGCTGCGTCAAGCGATCGTGTGGTCGTACACCAAGCCTTGAAACACCTTATCGTATCAGGCAATGCCTTGATATTTATGGGCAAGGATGGTTTGAAACACTATCCTCTACAACGATACGTAGTAGAAAGAGATGGTAACGGTAATGTTATAGAAATCATTACTAAAGAATTAGTAAGTCGTAAGGTTTTGGGCATAGCACCCCCTCCTAACGAACAGCCAAACGGCGAAGATGGTGCTACAGAAGACGACGCTGAGGTATACACCTGTGTTAAGATGGACGAGAGCAGCGGTAACTGGAGATGGCATCAAGAAGTGGACGACATGATCCTAGAAGGTAGCCAGAGCACAGCACCGAAGAACGCCTCGCCATGGTTAGTGCTTCGATTCAATACAGTAGACGGAGAGGACTACGGACGTGGTAGAGTAGAGGAGTTCATTGGGGATCTAAGGAGTCTCGATGGTTTATCTCAAGCTCTGGTAGAAGGTGCAAGTGTAGCAAGTAAAGTTATTTTTCTTGTCTCACCATCTGCTACAACCAAGCCGGGCACTCTTGCCAAAGCTGGTAACGGAGCAATTATACAGGGTAGACCAGAAGACGTAGGAGTCGTGCAAGTCGGTAAGACAGCAGACTTCGGTACAGCTGCACAGCTAGCAGCATCAATAGAAAAGAGAGTACTCGAAGCGTTCTTGGTTATGAATATCAGAAACGCAGAAAGAGTTACAGCTGAAGAGGTACGCCTTACACAGCTAGAGCTAGAACAATCCCTTGGCGGTTTGTTTAGCTTGTTAACGGTAGAGTTTTTAGTACCCTATCTCAACAGAACTCTGTTAATACTACAGAGATCAAACCAGATACCAAGGCTTCCAAAAGATGTCGTAAGGCCAAAGATAGTTGCCGGTATCAATAGTTTAGGTAGAGGACAAGACAACGAATCCTTAACTAGATTTATACAAACAGTCGCACAAACACTTGGCCCAGAAGCTTTGGTAAGATACATAGACCCAAGCGAAGCTATCAAACGACTAGCAGCGGCACAAGGAATTGACGTACTTAATCTTGTACGTACAGCAGAACAACTAGAGCAGATGAAGCAGATGAATCAACAAGATGCAACTAATAAGTCACTTGTAGATCAAGCCGGTCAACTAGCTGGTACACCTTTACTAGATCCTAGTAAGAATCCAGACGTAGCAGAACAGGCAGCAGCTGTTTTAGGAAACTTACAACCACCACAAGAGTAAATGGCAGAAACACAAACATATTCATACGAACCAGAGGTACAGACTGAAACTATGCCTGATAACCTGACACCAGAGGAACAAGAGAATCTTGAGGTTGGTGAAAAGTTACAGGCAGATCAGGAGCAGTTACTAGCTGGTAAATATAAAAGTGCAGAAGAACTAGAGAAAGCATACGTAGAGTTACAAAAGAAACTTGGTGACAACAAGGAAGAAGAAACAGAACAAGCAAGTGCAGAGGAGCAGCCCGAGGACAAGCCACAGCTATCTGAGGGTGCTACACTGATTACAGATGCTAGCAAAGAATACTTTGATAATGGTAATAAATTATCACCAGAGACTCTTGCTAAGTTCTCCTCTTTATCTAGCCAAGATCTTATCAAAGCATACATGGAGGTGCAGGCAACACAGCCACAACAAACAGCACCTCCCGCTGAGATTAGTACAGCTGAAATTAATCAGATCAAGAACTCAGCAGGCGGAGAGAAAGCCTATGCTAATATAGTAAACTGGGCTAAAACAAATCTACCACAAGACCAAGTACAAGCGTTTGATGAAGTAGTCAATACAGGCAGTGTACAGGCTATACAACTAGCCGTGTCTGGATTGAAGGCTGAGTACGATAACGCAAACGGAGTTGAAGGTAGAATGGTAACAGGTAAAACTGCCCCTAACAATGGGGATGTCTTTCGTAGCCAAGCGGAACTTGTCCGTGCTATGTCAGACTCAAGGTATGATAGCGACCCTGCCTACAGGCAAGATGTTATCGAAAAACTAGACAGATCAGATTTGGAGTTCTAACTATGCCCGGACATTACGGTAAAAAAATGCCAAAAGGCAAAACAATGACAGCAGCCATGAAGAAAAAAATGGCTCTTGAAAAGTTAAAGAAACTTAAAAAGAAAAAGTAATGGCAGATCCATACGATCTCAGACGGATACATCCCGAAGAGGCTACAGGTACTGATGGAGGTTCACCATACAGACCTTTCAAACCTAAGAAAAAACCAAAGAAGGAACCAAGGTTCAAACAGCTAGAGTTAGATCTAGCTCGTATTGAAAAGAAAAGAAAATCCACACAAAGAGTAAACGAAACATGACACACCACAACCACGAAAATCAGAAATGGCATCCAGCAGAGGAGCTTAACGGAAGACTAGCTATGATAGGTATTGTTGCAGCTCTACTCAACTACGCTTGGACAGGGCAAATCATACCCGGAATCTGGTAATGCCAAAAGGTAAAGGTGGCTATAGCCCCGGTCAGAAAAAGATCGCACGTGTTGCACCACCTCGCAACAAGATCACAGGGGCAGACTTCGCAGCACTAAGAAAAAATGGCAAGAAAAAAGGGAGTAAGCCTGTCTCTCGGAAGAGGTGAGAAGAGTCGCAAAGGCGGCCTAACAGCTAAGGGAAGAGCCAAGTACAATCGTGCCACTGGCTCTAATCTCAAAGCCCCTCAGCCCGGAGGAGGAGCTCGTAAAAGGTCTTTCTGTGCTCGCATGTCTGGCATGAAAGGCCCACTCAAAAAACCAAACGGCAAGCCTACAAGAAAGGCTCTTGCCTTACGTAGATGGAAATGCTAACATGGCAATGACATACACCGAGGACGGTAAAGTCCGCAAAAGAAAAGGCAACAAAGTTGCTATGGATATCAGTCCAAGAAATCTTAAGAACTTAGAAAAGCGACTCAAGTCGGATGACTTTACTGGTGGAGACAAACTAGATGAAGTTATCGAGGAGCAGAGAAGACTTAAGAGAATGATGAAAAACAAAAAGGGTAAAGCATAATGGCACACAAGAAAGGATCGAAGTGTGGCTGCAAGCATGGAGGTAAGAAACGCTAATGGGTAAGTTATGTCCACGTGGTAAAGCAGCTGCCAAAAGAAAATTCAAAGTATACCCTTCCGCATACGCTAACGCCTATGGTGTTAAGGTATGTAAAGGTCAAGTCAAAGCTGGTGGCAAGAAGAAGACTGCCCCCGGTTATAGCAAAGCAAAAAGAAGATGAGCTTACGTAGATGGTTCCAAGAGAAATGGGTTGACACCAAAACTGGTAAGCCCTGTGGCAGACAGAAAGGTGAGAAGCGTAAAGGCTACCCAGCTTGCAGACCATCTAGACGTGTGTCATCCAAAACACCTAAGACTACAGGTGAGATGTCTAAAGGCGAGAAGGCCAAGTTCAATAGAACTAAGACAAGTAGTAAGAGGATTAATTATAATCACTCGAGACGGAAGAAAAAACCCGTCCGTTCATCCCTACGTATCAACAAGTAGGGACGCATGACACCCAAGCATGGAACGGGGCTTGGATATATGAGAGATACAATGACTGTAACTTACGTATATCGTGGCATCAAGTACACAAGAGTAATCGGTTAAGGCCGTACAGGGAGGTTCAAGTCCTCCCATCTCTA